CCGCTTCGACGCATAGCTTTCCTTCTTGACCGGGGTGTTCGCAAATATCAATGTATCGTCAAGGGTGTGGTAGTTGTCCCGCATCTGACGCTGACAGTATTTGTGCCAGTTGTCGATCATCCCGCTCTCCGCGTCCCACATGTGCAGAACACGGTAGCTGTCATTGAAGACCTGCTTGTGTTCCTCCGCGTAAATATCCAGCGCGCGGTCGATCATCTGGAGCGCATCCTGTTCGTCCGTGCTCCAAAGCCCCCGCTCTTCCATCCAGACCGCGTAAAAATCAGAACCCCGGATCATCAGGTCTTTCGACTTTTTGATGATGAATTTGGGATAAATTTCGATTGTCCCGCGTTTTCCCGTCCGCGTTGCAATCATCAGGAAATCAATCATTTGTAACTGACTTCCTCCTTTCTCCGAGGTTTTTATACGTCTTTCTCTTTCTGGAGGGTCATCTGGGCCAGCGCTGCCTCTGCCTCGCGGGCACGCTCATCGGCTTCCTTGCGCTGCTTTTCCGCCTCGTTCACCATCTTGCAGGAAACAAAGCCGAACCACAGCAGGCCAGCGATGAGAATGTTCTTCCGGATGCACTTGCCCTTCATGCGGCGGATGGTGTGATTGGCCACCTCCAGTGCAGCCTTGCTGTTGCTCAGGTCGATCAAAATATCAGTCAGTTCCATTGTCAATTTTCCTCCAGTAATTCGGGTCAGCCAGAATCAGCCGACCAATGTTATTCTCGTCTCGACACGCCGTGATTCGCAGCATCACATGAGAATCGTCGAGTATTTTCTCAACGAATCCTTCCATAGGGATGCAGATTTTTGATTCATACGTCATCAAAACTCATTCTCATTCAACCAGCTCATCAACTGGTACCAAATATCAATGGTACGCATGTCGATGGACGTACGGGTAATCGTAAAGAGACCGCCAGCCCCGTTCGGTTCGTAGTCCCGATCCATGAACCGGGCCAGGATCGGTTCCGCGCGCTTTTCGCTGAAACGGGTGTCATCCATGGCAGCCAGGCCCAGACTGACGACCATGCTCCAGAACCACTGCCCCACACGGTTGCCCATGCTGCGGTCTTCCATGATGTGCTCCTCGATGCGAATTGCCAGCGCCACCATCATCTCCAGCATAGAGCAGGGTACGCCCTGAAATACCGCATCGATCTTCCCGTACGGAATATTATTCTCCGATGCAAAGCGATACCGCAGGTTGATACCGTCCGTTGCCCGGCAGACATCCATTTCGCACGCCGGAATATAATCCCGGTTAAAAAGATACATCAGTAAGCGGTGAAAGCTGAGGTTCCGGGGTTCCCATTCGCCGCAGACGATCTTGTAGAGCCAGTCATAATACTGCTCCGTCTCCCTCATAAAGTTCATTCATCCTCCTCATCGTCGTGGTTGCCGGGCCAGTTCTCCCGAACCCGGAGAATCTCGTAGTCCTTGTGGTAGTTGTGGTTACGGACATGAACAGCGCTCGGTGCGAACTCGCCCATGCGGTTCAGCGCCTCGTTGCCGATGATCTTCGGAATATCATCTTCGTCCACGGGCTGATCCTCCGTATCGAACACCAGCTTTCCGTCTGCGTAGTAGGTCAGGAAGGAAGTCTCGTAGTCGTCCAGCTCACCAAACTGATCCGGCTCAATGACTTCGATGGCCTCATGTGCCACCACATCTTCCGGGTCAGATTCGGTACGGTACTTCCCGGCCAGCTGTTCAAAGCTCTTCTGGGTCGCCCTTTCTTCGATGGTCTTGTCCATATCGGCTTCCTTCTGCCGCAGATTCTCACGCTCGGCCTCGTACTTTTTGCCGTAATAGGTCTCGTATTTCTTCTCGAAAACGGTGTGCATCACAAGGGCACCTGCCCCAAAGCCTGCTGCAAAGAGCAGAATATCACGCACGGTCTTGTTCATTGTCGATGTCTCCTTTGATCGTCATCATGGTAAACGCCAATCCGCCAAAGAAAAGGGAGACACTCATCAGAATGCCGCCCACCATGTGGCGTTTGCGTTTGGTATCGGTCAGATAGTCCAGAAACAGGAAAGTGCTTTCCAAAGTTTCCATCGTTCCACCTCACTCAGAAAGAACCGCCAGACCAGAGACGAAGCAGACTCCGGCCATGGCAGCAAACAGGTAAGACAGTCTCTTAACGAATCTGGTCATAGCGTATTCCTCCAAAATATCAGTCTCAGATCTTGTCGATGATGGGCCCGTCACAGTTGAACCGCAGCATCACCGAGCGCTCCCCGCCGTTGATAAAGCTGTTCAGCGCCTCGTCTCCCTCGACGTAGTTGGTCACACCAAAATCCACGTGGTTCTGTCGGGTCGGGTCGTTCGGGTCATAGATCCAACCCACGATCTGGCCTTCCGGGGTCTTCAAGGTCACACCTCCGTGGGTGCCCAGAGATGCCAGAACGTCGTTCAGGAAAAGGTGACCCTGGGTGCGCAGACGCTTGTTTGCCGCCTGCTCCATCAGGAACAGGTAGTTGCGGTTCAGCATGTTGTCGGGCTGCCAGGTGTCCACGGTCTCGTCAAAGATGCAGGTATAGGGGCTGGTGTGCTGCATGGCAATGTCCTTGTACTCCTTGATGGTCTCCTCCACGCCCTGCTCGTTGGTGCGCTTGCTCTCGAGCTCCACAGCCTTGATGTTGTGCTCCAGCTCCTCCTGCACACGGCTGCCAAAGCGGTCGGATACACGGCTCTTGTATTCCTCAAAGGCCTTGTCCAGAGCAATATAAGCCGCAGTCAGGCTCGCGTTGCGCTTGGACATAATGTGGTGGGAACCGAACATGCAGCCCAGAGATACCGCACCCAGGGTGACCGCAGGCGCATACACTTTTGCCAGCTTCAGGCCGGTCTGGACGTAGGTGGTCGTAATATCGCTCTTGTAATCCTTCTCGGTGCAGGTCTCGCCCTCGCTCAGCTGGACCGTGCCATCCTCGATCTGCTTCTTGGCCGTGTGGATGCTCTCAACCTGAGCATAGTGCTCGGTCATAATATCCTGTGCCTTGATGGTCGCCTTGCAGGCCAGCACGGTAGCGGTCACGCCGCCAATGGCAGCGCCAACGATCATAATGGTGGGGCTTGCCTTCTTCAGCTTGTAGCCGCACTTGGATGCAGCACGGGTCACTTTGCCCATGATTTCGGTTTTGTCGATCTTTTTCAGGAACTTCATAAATATCAATCCTTTCTTATTGTTCAGCGCAGCGGTACAGGGCGAGGCAGCATCAGGCGATATCCGCCCGGGATGCCCTTGATGAACGCCCCGTCAAGGTTGTACCAGCCGTAATTGTAATCGGTGCTCTCGTTGGAAACGCCCATCAGATCCCACAGGTCGCCCACAGAAACCTGACCATACTGGCGAATCGCATCGTACATCTGGGAAAGCGTGTCGTCTGCATCCCCACGGAACTCAAAGTCCAGGTTCTGCAAGCTGCGTCCTACGGCCCGGTTCGGATTTCCCTGCCGGTTGCCGGAGCCTCCCTGATAGTAGGTGTCGTAGCTATTCCGCTGGGTGCCGGAGCCGGAGTAGTTGCTCGAAGAGCCGCGGGAACGGTCCTCGCCGAACAGTGCAATGCTGACGGCTGAGTTGAAAATGCTCCACAGACCGTTCTTCAGCATGGGCAGCAGATAGTCCACCACGATGCGGTTCTTCACGGTCTTGAGGTCCTCGGCCAGGAACTCGTTGGCGATCTTCTGGATATCGTTCTGCTCCTTGAGGGTCACTTTTCCCTTGACGACCTTCTGGAACTTCTTCTGGGGCTCTGCGGCAGGCTGCTGTCCGATGCTGCTCTTCGGCATGTTTACTTGTGCCATGTTGTCATCCTTTCAAAAACAAAAAAGTAAGAGCCGCAGATTTCTCCACGGCTCTCGCCTTACCTAACATTACTTCTCTTCAGAAGTTTCCTCAACGTCCTCGTCAGGAACGTCCACCTGTGCAGAATCGACATTCTCGATCTTCCAGGGCTTCTGCCAGACGATCTTCTTCTTGGTCTTCGGCTTCTCCTCGTCCTTGTTCTGCTTCTTGGCCTTGTGCTTCCGGTACAGTCCGTATCCCACGGCTGCAACCAGACCCAC